CGTTAACTTCGGTCACATCAGATGCCTTTGGCAGCAGCACGCGCCTTACTTGGTACAACGCAAAGGACGTAGAAGAAATTCATTTCCGAGCGGACGTGCAAGCAACAATCGAAGCGGTAACAGGTTATTCGAGCAAGTTTGGCGCGCCCAGCACGTGTACAATCTATTTTGATTTGTAAAAAGGGAGCAGACATGAAAATACAAGATTCTTATTTTGTTAAATTTGCAAATGGGACAAGTGCATGGTTGGCGGTCGGGAAACCCGTGCCAGCGGACGCAGAATTAGTAGAAGTTCGCCCGATGGTTATGCCAGACGACGGAATGATTTTGCGGAACAAAGAAACAGGCGAAGAGTCCAGCGGGCATTGGTTGCGCAACGGCGACAGTGCGGACAAGTGGGAAGAAATAGAAGAGCCAGCAGAACAAGGGGCTGAACAATAACCGAAACCCAAATCGCATGGGAAAACAACAGGCAAAACGGCATAACAATGTGCGAAGAATTAAAAGCTGCTTTAGAACTGCAAAAAGAACTCGGTAATGTCGACACGACGAAGGGGGCCATAATGTTATTCAAAGCAGCCGCTAATTCAATGGCAAAAATGAGTGCCGCCATGAAAGAACACATAGAAGAAGCAGATAAAAAATGGGATAAACTGGCCGCCGACATCCAGGACCTGAAAGCTTCGTTTGAAGAATACAAAACAGACGCGGCCAAGTACCGCCTGATTGTAGAAATATTCAAGGCACTGTTCGGAACAACCAAACGCAGCATAATGACCCTGATATACTTCGCATTTATTATGGGCGCAATACACCTGAAAGACATTTTGCCAATTCTCACATCACTGGCACAATAAAAACACTTGAAAAACATTTCAAAGACATATTACAATCAAATCAGCAAGAGATTAGACCCTTGTTTTCAAATCGTGGCACGACTGCCTAGCAGACCCACAACAATCCCAAAATAAGGCACGACTGATAAATTGCTTTTGTGAGCCAAAATAACAGACAAACAAAAGGAGTTTACTATGAACGATATCTTGGCTATGTATATCACCTACTTTGACCCATTAGTCAAAGAAGCATACCAGACAAAATCAACGAACTTGATTGCTGGTACAACAGTTCGCTCAGGCGAAAAGGGCGAAGACGCTCGTTTTGCTAAAAGCGGCACATTCACTGCACAACGTTTGGTACCAGGCGCGATTGGTGTTCCACAACAGATGGGATACGCACCAGTAACAGCAACAGTAGAAGATTTCTACGTTGACTTCGTTATCGAATATCGCAACGCACCAAAGTTGAACATCGATGAAGCTCGTGTCAACACTGACAACGCAGTTTATGCTTTGAACCGTGCTATTGGCCAAATCGTTATTGACCAATTGAACGCAGGTTACGATGATACAGACTTATTGTTGGACCACCACGTAGACCCAATGTCTACAGACATCTTGTCTGAAGCAAAAGGCTTGTTGCGCAACAACGCAGTTCCAATGGACAACTTGACACTGGTTGGCCCTGCATCAATGCAGCAAGACATGGAAGACGACACAACTTGGACAAACTTCTTGACCAACGACTATCGTCCATTGGTATCTGGCAGCGAAGTAAAAACTTGGATGGGCGTAAACTGGGAATTCGTACCAGCGGCGACACCAGACTACAAATTGCCAGACGGTCCACACGGTGGTATCATGGCTTTCTTGTTCGACAAGGCAGCGGTCGGTACATTTATCGGCAAAATGCGTGACGTACACGTAGCAGATACACCACAGTATCACGGTTACTATCACTCATTCTGGTGCTCGGCAGGTTCTGTCGTTATCGACCAGAAAGGTGTAGTCGGTATTGAATTAGCAAAATAAGGAGTAGAAAATGGCATTTGTATTAAAAAACTTTGGTGCAGAAGTCGCTAACGCAAAATCCATCTTGGGTGGCGTATGCTACTACCGCTATTTCAATGCGTCAGGCGACACTTTGACAACAGCCGGTTACTTCCCTTCAAACTTGGGTTTGAAAGTCGGTGACCGTATCTGTGTGATTCCACAAACATTGACTCAAAAAGACGTATGGTACGGCGTATCTGCTGTAGCAGCGGACGGTAAAGTCACTGTAGCGGAATTGGTATAAGTTGCTTTGCCCTGCCCCAGCCAGCAATCGTTGACCGGGGCTAGGTAAAACAATGGAGTAAAAACATGTATCAAGAACTAGCCCAATTATTATATGAAATCGCAGCACTGCGCTATTCACTGAAAAACCTGCACTACCACTCAAAATACGCACGACACCTGCTGGCAGACAGATTGGCAGATGGCGAAGACGACACAGACGAACTGGCAATACAGGCAATAATTGACGGATTCCAGGAAACAATCCTGAACGGAAACTATATGCCAGCAATCCCAGAAGAAGAAATCGCAGACAACTGCCGCAAATGGATTGTACCAACACGCGAATCCAACGCAGAACAATGCGAAGAAATCATGCGCGCATTTGAAAGCTGCAACCGCCACATAGCGGAAATATTCCCAAGACTGGACATCGCAGACCAAAAATACCTGGGCGACATAGCATATTCGTTCAAACACGCAATTGGCATGCTGTGGCGCGAACTGTATGGAAACAACCAATAAGGCGGAACCCATGAACGCAAACGAAATCAAGAATCTGGCCCTTACAGAAATAAACCACGAAAACATCACAGACTGGGACGACCAGACCAACACAGACATAGCAATCATAAACCAGCAATACACACTGGCGACATCGGTTGCACTGGCAAAATACCCGTGGTCGTTTGCGACAAAATACGCGATACTGGAACCAACACCGGTGCCAAGCAACAGCCCATTAAAGAAATACAAATACGTGGCCAGCATACCAAATGACGTTGTGGGCTATCTGTCCGCACACTATGATTCAAACTGCGCGATACTGGCACAGTATGAAATAATCGGAAACCAACTGTACACAAACCAGGAAACAATATACCTGAAATACACAGGAACAGTGTCCGAAACAGCATACACACCGGAATTCATAGACTGGTTTAAGACGTTCTTCGCAGCGCGCCTGAACTCATACCTGAACGGCGACATGCAGCGACAGGCATACTTGGAAAACCAGGAACCGTTCCTGTTCAAAGCAGCAAAGAATATTGACAGCAAACGCAATAAACACCAATCATTAACCAGCAACCCAATCCTGTCAATACGTGGCAGATTTGGCGGTGGAACAACAACAGTATAAGGTGGGAACATGCAGAGCCAGCAGAAAAAAGTAAAATGGTCACGCGGTGAAACAGCAAGCGCACTTGAAGAACGCACAGACACCGGCATAACCGAAGTATCTGTTGCGCGCATGATAAACTGCATGACCGACATATATGGCAACATATCACGCAGACCGGCTCTGAAACCAATCCCACTTGCAGACAGATTCCAAACTGAACAGTTCATTACATTGCCAAACATGTACTTTTCAGACGCATTTATCCCTTTTTACATATCAGAAGACGATTTCATTCTGTTGGCAATTGGAGTAGGAATTGTAGGTTACAGAATTAAAAACAATGTAATCGTGAGTGCATATGACGGCGCTGGTCCGCGCGCAAATATTGATATCAAATCCATAAAATACGCACAACAAAATAATTATATGGTCGTCACTTCTAAAACAGGCGACATGAAAATAACTATAAACATTATTGACGAAACCAGATTCTCAATATCTGACGAAATATGGACATTTACAGCAGGATGGTATGCACCAAATGGCACTCAAACAAAAGCCGTCACGATTCTAAATGCAATTTGGAATAAAGACCAACTAGGATTTACAGATTATACTTATACAGACAAAAACGGACAATCAACAGTTTGGTCTTATATTGATTCCGGGCTAACCACACCAGCGCAATTTCAAGATTTAGAAAACCAAATCCCCGATGGGTCTATTATACAGTTCCCAAAAATTGGTGCGTATATGCGTTACGAAGGGACAAGCGTTGTAGCAGGTGCAGGCGGCGCATATAACTGGTATTTTCAAGATAAAACATTTACAGGGGGATTAAAATGGAGTGACAGTGTGCCAAGCACAGGAACTTATATCAAAGCACAATCGAACGGTTCTTTTGAGAAACCACAAGTAACCGTTAAAATATATGAAAACGGCATAAACACCAGCACACAAATTATAAACTCATTGTTTATTATGGTTTCTACTGGCAACGGATTTATTAAATGGAACTGGCTTACATTAGACGGAAGCGAAGGCGGATGGAGTACAGTTTCAGACGCAAAAATAGGAATTTATGGTCCACTACTAACACCAGCCGCAAAGTCTGACGCAACAGACACAATAATAAACGTAGAATACGGTTATGTAAACCTTACACCGGCAACAGACCAATACTTCCCATCGCCGTCAGTTGTAACTTTTAGTGACCAAAGATTATGGACGGCTGGTTGGAAATTGGAAGACACAGCAGACCAATACGCACTGGTTATTGGTTCGCAGATTGCAAAATACACAGACTTCAAGAACGACTATAACCTGGCCAGCGAAGCAATCACACTCGATATCCTGACCAAGTACAGAGAAGACGTATTGCACCTAATTGACTACAACGGCCTGAAAATATTCACAACAGGCTCAGAATGGGCATACGTAGATGGGCGACCAGTAAAGCAGTCTACAAACGG